TACAACTGCAGATCCATTAGTTGTAGAAAATGCACTTGTTAATGTTGTTGTAGATTTAAGAGGGTGTATGTCATAAAAAATACCACCTGAATAAGCATACAAAACCCTATTAGTTCCGAGCGCTGCATACTTAATACCTGACGTATTTACAAAATGATGAATAGCGGTGTTACGACCTGTTATGTCTACTGAACCTAATTGAGACCAACCGCCTATTTTTTCTGGTGTGCCATATCTGAATCTAACATTATCACCTGCAACCCATTGGCTTTCGCCTCCAGTTGCTGTAACTTGTTTATTAAATCCAGGAGCAAATTTAACTTTTTGCAGCATAGTAGTTTCCTATGCCCTACGGTTTAGTCGGCCATGTAGCGTTATTACATTTATCAACAGTGTCTTTACCATCAGGAAGATCGCGAAGCGCTTGTCTGTAATTTTTCATATCAGTTGAAATAGCGTTACCTTTTTCTAAAACTGACACTATTTCCCAATCAGACTCTGTTAAAAGTCTATTTCTTTTAACTCTAAGATTAGCTAAAGCTCTAGCAGGGGCAGCATCTGCCCAAGCAGCTTCTTCAGTATCACGTGCGCTCTCTTCTGCGGCTGTAAATTGAATCCGCTCACCGTTAACCATTTTGTATCTAGGCATATTTGTTCTCCTTGTTGTTTGTTTATATACTATTTCCTTTAGTTGTAAAACCTTATTTTACTCCATAAAGACTAATGGTCCCAGAATCTATATTTCCAGAACTCATCTTAAATTGAATTTCATCTATAGCTGAAGTAGTGTTAAAATAACCACCAACAAATTCATTTTGTCCATAATCTTGATGGTGATTTAATTGAAAATGACTTATAAAATGCGTTACAAAAGTTGTAGAGCTAGGATTAAATAGATGTAAATAACCACTAGCATTTTGATCGTTATCATTTCCTACACCTTGAGCTAAAACTTGAAAACCTGTTCCTTGTGCTTGATCGTTACCACCACTATATGCAGCTCCACCTCCTGTGCCATCTTCTTTATGATATGCTTGAAAATCAGTTGAAGTTATAGTTTCATTATAATCAGCTCCTCCAGCAGCATTTCCTTGAAAAGTAAAATTTGAGTTATCAGTAGCTGGATGGATGTTATTAAAAGTAAATAAGTATTCTTTGTATGTATCATCAAGAACAACATCGCTAGTTCCATCAACAAAAGATATGGTTGCAGAGCTACTAGCAGTTTGTGTTTTAATTAATATTAAATTACCTAATCCTGTTATGCTACCAAATTCAGTTGCGTTCTTTACACCATTATTATTTAATTTAACTATACTCATTATGATTTACTCAATCCGTACATTTTAATTACACCACTATCTATGTTTCCACTAGACATTTTAAATTGAATAGCATCTATTGCACTAGTTGTATTAAAATATCCTGCTACAAAACCATCTTTTCCTCCGGTAGCAGCTACTGATGATCTTGACATAAAATGTTTTATAAAAGTTGTAGAGCTAGGATTAAATAAATATAATTCGCCTGATGTACTTTCATCTGCGTCTGTACTTGTGCTATCTGAAACTCTTAAATATGAAGTAGATTGTGCTAAATCTTTTCCAGTTACGTATGATAAAGCGTTTGAAGTGCCAGCCTCATTGTGTGTAGCGTGAAAATAAGTTGAAGTTAAAGTCACTCCATAACTACTACCACCATTTGTACTACCTTGAAATGTAAAATGCTCTGCTTCTGCTGGGTGTATATTAATAAATTTAAATAAATAAGTATCATACGTGCTATCAATACTAGAAGTAAAAGAAGATGTTGATACTCCTGATGATATAGTATTAGTTGTAAGTAAATTCATACTTCCACTAGAACCAAGACCAGCAGCTGCTGTAACATTGCTTAAAGAATTATTATTGTATTTAACTAACGCCATATAATTTTATAACTCCTGAATCTATATTTCCTGAACTCATTTTAAAATCTAACCCTGTGATTGCGGCTGTTGTATTAAAGTATCCACTACTATAATTAACTTGCGCGTGACTATCTTCGTTATTATTACTAATAACCGCTTTAAAATGTTTTACAAAAGTTGTGTTACTAGGTTCAAATAAATGGAGATAACCACTTAAAGCTTCGTCATTATCATTACTTACTTGATGGGTTAAAGTATGATAACCTGTTCCTTGCGCAACATCATCTGCGCTTCTATATCCAAAACCTGTTTCAGTATCGGCTTCATTGTGATAAGCATTAAAAGCAGTTGTAGTTTTTGTAATGTCAAAAGAGTGACTAGAAGTATCATCAGTACCATTAAATTGAAAACTTACATTATCAGAAGCTGGATGGATGTTATAAAAAGTAAGTAAGTATTCTTTATATGTAGAATCTATTCCACTTGTAAAACTTAATGATGATGAACTACTAGCTGTCTGTGTAGATATTAAATTTAAAGAGCCAGATGAAAAACCACTAGGTAAAGCTGTGATTGCTGATAAAGCATTATTGTTTGCAGATACTATTGCCATTATTTAACTCCATACATTGTTATAGTTCCAGCGTCCATGTTACCTGAACTCATTTTAAACTGAACAGCATCAATCGCACTTGTTGTGTTAAAGTATCCTCCAGTAAATCCTTGTCTAGACATGGCCTCTGTATCTTGACAATTACCAACTGATAAAAAATTTTTTACAAAAGTAGTGTTGCTTGGATCAAATAAACGAAGAATTCCACTTGCTGATTCATCATTTCCATTACCAGGTTCTTTGCCTAAGATAGTTTGAAAGTTAGTGCTTTGAGCTAAGTCTTGTCCACCATCATACTCTAAGGCTGTTTCAGTAGCATTTCCTTGAGCTTGAAAATAAGTTGAAGTTATAGTTGTATTGTAATTACTTCCCCCATCTGTGCTTCCTTGAAATTGAACATTTGCACCATCTGTGGCAGGATGGATGCTATTAAATAAAAATAAATATTCTTTATATGTAGAATTTATTCCTGAAGTAAATGAAATTGTTGCACTTGAACTAGCAGTTGACGCAGAAATTTTAACTAAATTACCACCAGCACTTGCTGTCTCAAAACCATTAGCACCAGAATTAAATCTAATACCCTCACTAGCAGTTGGTGTTACATTTATACTATTATATTGTAATTTACTTAAAGCCATTATTTTGTTACCCCATACATTTTGATTACACCACTATCTATGTTACCACTAGACATTTTAAAATCTAATGCAGTTATAGCAGCTGTTGTATCAAAATATCCTGCTGTATAACTATCTAAAGCAGCACTAGAATGCCTATGACCAGCAACACGTGCCGTAAAATGCGTTACAAAAGTTGTAGAGCTAGGATTAAATAAATATAATTCGCCTGATAATGATCCATCATTATCGTTTCCTACACCATTAAAAAGCCTTTGATAACTTGTTGATGATGCAAGATCATCTCCAGTTTGATAACCTAATTGATTAACAGTATCACCTTCATTGTGTTCTGCTGAAAAATTAGTGGTTGTTTTAGTTATATTGTAGGAATGTGATGAAGTATCATCAGAACCATTAAATTCAAAAAAAACATCATCTGATGCAGGGTGAATATTAATAAATTTAAATAAGTAAACATCATACGTGCTATCAATACTAGAAGTAAAAGAAGATGACGATACGCCTGATGATATAGTATTAGTTGTAAGTAATGTCAGTGCACCTGCAGATGCTGTGGTTAAACCATTAGGTGTAGAGTTAAAAGCAAAACCATTACTTGCTACTGGTGTTACATCAAAACTATTATATTCAAATTTTGTTAATGCCATTATGATACTCCATACATTTTTATAACTCCACTATCTATATTCCCTGATGAAAAAGAAAATTGAACACCATCTATTGCTGTCGTGGTATTACAATAACCAGCAGCAAATTCACTCCAAGAAAATGCACTTGATCCTTTATAATATGCTTGTGTTCTTGACATAAAATGTTTTATAAATGTTGTGCTGCTTGGGTCAAACAAGTGAAGCGTTCCACATACTGATTGATCATTTTCATTGCCTACAATACTTATTCTTTGACCACCAGTGCCTTGTGCTATATCATCTCCAGTTGCATAACCAAAATTTGTAGCTGTTGCACTCTCAGTTTGATATGCTTCAAATTTAGTTGTTGTTTTTGTAGCATCAAAAGCAGAAGAACCATCTCTAAAATTAACCTGAAAACTTGGATTACTAGCAGATGGATGACAATTTATAATTTTAAATATATATTCTTTATAAGTAGAATCTATGTTACTAGTAAAATCTAATGATGAACTACTACTTGCGGTTTGTGTAGATATTAGGTTTAAAGAACCGCCAATATCTGAAGCTGCTAAAGCATCTGCATCTGAGTCCCATGCTAAAAATTTACTTGCTGAGGGAGTTACATTCAGGCTGTTATAATTAACTTTAGATAAAGCCATAAATATCTCCTATGTTATTCCATACATTTTTATAACGGCTGAATCTATATTACCTGACCCCATAAAAAATTGCACACCATCTACAGCAGTTGTACTATCTAATCTTCCAGCACCAATAGTAGAACCTACTTGATCACCGTCTTGAACATGAGTTGTGTGAAATGTCATTGCTTTTTCAAAAGTTGTTCCTGCTGGATCGTATAAAAATAATCTACCTGATAGGCAAGAGTCATTTGCACCATCAACATTATTAGCAATTTGAAAGCTATCATCATTTACAGATCGAACACTTGAATGATCTACACCGCCATCCATTCTTGTAAAAGTATGGTCATATGTTGAAGCTGTAACAAAACTAGAACTTTGACTAAATCTTACTTTTAATACTTGGGCATCTGAAGCCGGATGTAAAGTAATAATATCAAACATATAAGCTTTGTATGTGCTATCAATATTTGAAGTAAAATCAGAAGTAGCTGTTCCTGATGTAATTGTATTTGTAGTTAATAAAGTGTGTGTTGAAGAACCTTTTATAAGTGAGTAGTCTATTCTTTTAAGAACGCCTGCGTCACTTACAAGAAATTCGTCAGTGTCTGCTGGTTCTGCTGTTAGAGCAGTTTGAGCTGATATAACATCTGTATTTAGTTTAGCACCTGTTACAGCGTTAGCTGCAAGACCTGCAGTAAGCACTGCGCCATCTGATGGAGTACCTGTATTTAAAACATCTCCTAATAACATTATAAAGTCAATAACATCGTTCGTAACTAAGTTGCTGGCGAACGTAATTGTAGCCCCTGACACAGTAAAGGAAGATCCTGGTTTTTGTAATACACCATTTAAACTAACTAACATGTGGTTAGCTGATTCTGGACTTACATTTGTACTTGCTACTTGCATCGTATAAGCAGCTTGACCGTTTACAACACTAATTGCATCACAAACTTGAAAGTTTCCTACCACGGGTTGTTTGCCAATATAGGCCATATTATATATCTCCTTTATTCATTTTATACATATCCAAAAAATTCTATTAATATTTTACCTGCTGTATAATTAGCATCTGTTGCTGCACCTGTCACCATATACATATATTTATCTGCAGCTGGTGGTGTTGGTATTGATATCACTGAACCTAATGCTAAGTCTCCACTATCACACATTTGTGTTTGATTTGACAAACCTGTAATTGCAGCATCTTCTGTTCCTGTAGCTTCATCAGCATACCATAAATTTATATCTGGATCCCCACCTGCAGGTGCTTCCATACAAGTCATTTTACCACTTAAAACTGTTCCGTTAATTGCTGCAGTTATTTGTCCAATATGACAATTTGCTGTTGCAGCTTTTCCAATAATATCTCCACTACCAGAACTAGCTAATCCTGTTAAATCTATTAAAATTTTT